CTACAGCTAAAATGGCTAATGATTATGACATTGATATAACTAATGATGATATATTCGAAGTTAATTCATTTGATTCATGTATTGATGATGATTATCAGTGGCATATGAACAATATTATTCAATTCAAGGTAGATAAACTTGAAAATAAAGAAGCTGAATCAAAAGAAGCCGGAACAACAATATTAACATCAGAGGAATCAAATAATAATGCTCATAAGTATAGTGATGAAGTTTATAAAGAATTGAAGAGTATGTATGAGCCACTTCCGATGTATAGTTGCAGCCTCAGCCATGTTGAGACTTCGTTAGAAGAAGCAATCAAAGATATTGACGCCAGCCCTAAACACGAAATATTTAAAAATTTATGTAACTGTCATGGAATTGCACCTAGTACGGTAGAGTATCTGTATGAATCTATTTGGGGAAAGCCAAAAGATAAAACAGTTGGATATTTCTTATAATACAAATAAAAACAAGGGGATAAAATTGCAGTATTTTTTAATAGGAATTATAGTAAGAGCTATCATTCTAAAGAATGGCTGGGAACTAGACCATTGTACTGGAGGACATTCGATTTATAAGAAAGAAGGTGTAAAGAAAACATTGTCTATTGCTTATAAGAAATGTAACCGGATGGTTGTGCAGAGACTTATTAAAGAATTTGGGTTAGTTACATAGGAGAATAATATGAAAAATAATAGTTGGACTCCCATTAGTACTGGTTTATTACCAGATGATATGGAAGATGTACAAGTAACATATATTGGATACAACGATCATGAGCCTTATTGTGATGCATTTGCGTATAGAAATGATGGAGATTGGTATTGGTCGTTAACCGACGATGAAGTTAGAGTAGAAATAACAGCATGGAAATATAACAGTGAGCCCTATAAGAAATAAATGCTAAATAGAATTGAAAGGTAGAGAAGGTGAAAATATGAGTTGGCACACAGAATGGGGAGACTTTCCTGAACTGTATAAGGAAGTAGAAATTCTTATGACTGATGGCAGCATCAAAAGAGATATGATGGTTAAAGGAAAATATGGAAATTATGAATGGAGGAATTGGACAGATAAGTGTGTTGTAGGATGGAGACCTATTGAAAAAACTACATAAATACTATAAACTGTAAATAGCCATCTTTTTGTATCAAGGAAAGGTAAGGTGAATTTGGGAAAGAAAGTTAAAGTAAGAGATATGAAGCCAGGTTGGACATATAGAGTACCTGGCAAAACATTGGAAGAAATTTATGAAAGTGCGCATGAATATGCTAAATGGCCTCCGGTACAAATGACAGACGCAAAGCAAAATACAGGTTTATTATTGCTCAAAGTTACTGAAGACAATAAAAACAATTGGGATGAAAAATACGGGTTCAATCTATATCCTATACATGAAGAAGTTGAGCTGACAGAAAAAGCACTGAGGCCCGGTCAGCAAGGAACTTTTCAAGTAGTAAGAACCGGGAATAAGGTTTGGAACTATCATCCCAATTGTACTGTCCGAGTAGAAGTAGACTCATTAGATTTTGAAATGGAAGAAGCTTATCCATTCCCTATTGCTGTAGTGAGAGATGACTATGAGCCAATACCTTTGCCGAATCCATGGACATGGGGGGAAACAAGCGATCCTGATTCTAAGGCAGCAAAGCATGTAGATGTTTGGGACGAGTCTGATGCAAAGACTATAGTTATATTAGGAATAATATCATTTGTACTGTTAATGGCTGGACTTTCTGGTTTGAGTCTACTGATAACAATGTGGGCGGTAGCAGCAGCTTATTTTCATTCAAAGCATGAAAAAGTAAGAAAAGAAATCCTTGAACAAAGAAATAAACATGGAATTAGTGGAAGTGGATTAGACCACAAATTTAGATGGTGAGGTGAATTGCATGAAAGGAAGAGAAGAACATAAATATAAATCAGAAAGCAAGATGAGAGCATTGCTTAGGGATAAGCCACAATATTTCACTGGTTATTATAATGGTCTATTCAATTCATGCGAATATCTTACTGCGCAAAATTATACTATGACGGCTGTTAGGTTTATGAACTATTTGAAAGAAAACGGGTTTATAGAGTCAATAGAAGATTGTAATGGAGCAATGACTATTGACAATGTAAACTCTTATCTCTCTTGCTTAAGAGGAAGAGATGGAGGATATAGTTCAGATAGTGCTAAAGCAACTACTTATACGGCATTAAAATCATTTGCTGATTATTTGTTAAGCAGAAAAATGATTTCAGAGAACCCTTTTGATTGTGGCATAAAAAGAGTTTCTGTAAAAGATCCGCTTAAACAGGTTGCAATGACAGCCGCAGAGTTGAAAAAAGTTGTTGAAAGAATAAATGATAATTCTATTGGTACAAAAAGGGCCAACGCAAGAAGAGAAGCATGGAAGGAAAGAAACCTTGCTATATTTACTCTTCTTATGGTAACTGGTATTCGTGTTACTGCGCTTACAGAACTTAATATGGAAGATATATTCTGGGATCAGAAGATTATTAGGGTTACTGATAAGCGCAGAAACACTTATGAATGTGAACTTGATGATGATAGTATGGATATTTTAAGAAATTGGGTAATAAAACGTGCAGAACTTTTGAACAAAAGAGATTGTAATGCTCTTTTTATTTCTAACAGACGAACAAGAATCACTGACAAATCAGTGAGAGATTTAGTTAAGGCATATACCGCAGATTTTGAAAAACATATTACTCCTCATAAATTTAGAAGTACTTTTGCTACATTATTATATGATCAGACAGGAGACATTGCATATGTACAGCAATTAATGAATCATTCTCGACCTGACACGACACAAAGATACATCGTTCGAAAGCCCATTAATGCTGAAGCTGCTAAATATGTAAATAGTTTATTGAAATAAGTTCTAAACAATGATATAATACAAGAAAGGAGGTTGCAAAATGTTAAGAAGTGAAAACCTGTATGAGATACTGGATAAGTATTTTTCTCAAATCCAGAAAAATTCATATTACAAGAGAGAAGTACAAAAATTTCTTATGAAAAAATATGAATACTCAGATATTGAATATATGCAGTATATCATTGGAGCAAAAAGCAAAGATGAAATTCCAGACAATGAAATGTATTGGCTTATTGATGCGTTTAATAATGTTTTTAGGACAAATATGGAAATGAAAACATATTTTTCTGATAAGGAAATAGTAAGATTTTCGAGCCTAAAGGCAGATTATTTAAAAACAAATATTTATCCAATAAGAATAAGTCCAGTGATAGAGATAGCTGAAGATCAATGGGTGACAAAAATAAGTATTGATTTACTAAAAGAGTTTTATGATAACCAGCTTATAATATACAATCCAAGGACTCAGCGTCAACTTAAACAGAGACGTAGAGGACAAGATGTATCATATACAATTGATATAGTTTCTTCATCAGTAAAAGCTATTGAAGGTTTAATGAGCAAGGGAGAATTTGTACCTAATGCTTTAACTCTTAATCTCAATGTTGATGATCCAGAGGTAGATTTTGATATTGTTGGATCAGAATTGATACTTAATTCTGGTAAATTTGATATCATTGATGGTTTTCACCGGTTTAGAGCTGCAATAAACACGAAAATTAAGAATCCTGATTTTCAGTTTAATTTTATTCTGAATATCATGAATTTTACAGAAGACAAAGCATGTCAGTATATTGAGCAGGAAGATAAGAGAAATAAGATTTCTAAAAGTTACTTAGCTTCTATGGATAAGTCGTCTCCTACTAATATAATTATTGACAAACTAAACAACACATTGGATAGTCCAGTAAGAGGTAAAATTGAAAGAGCACATAGAGGAGAAATAGACAGAGCTACTTTGTTTTCATTATTGGAGTTTATTCTTAAAACTAAAAATATGAACCGGAGTCAGTGTATCAAAACTGCGGTATTTATCATAAATATTTTGAAGATAGTTCAAGAGAATAATCCAGATGTTGTATTTGATGACACCACTATGCCAGTAGTGTTATATGGTTCATCTATCTCAAAGGATGCATATGAATGTGCAGAAAAAATAGAAAGTGCATTAGGAAAAGATGTGCCGATTATTAATAGTGTTACAAACATGAAAGTAAATAAAATAAAAGCTTTATTTGAGGAGGTGTGATTATGTATAATGAAGAACGGAAGAAAGAATATCTGCGACATGTAGTAGAAGATCTCGGACAAACTCCACAAAGTGCGAAAGCTCTTTTTAACAAAACGGAAGACTATGAGGACTTACTTAACAAGGACTTATGTGATTTTACTTTTTCTGAAATAGATAAATTGTTGTCTACATTTGCAGCCTCATCAATAAATGCCTTAAGGAAAAATATAAGTGTTTTACGGAAATATGCTGACTGGTGTTGTTCCTGCAACATATCTATAGACAACATAAATCACTATGATGAAATAAATATGGAAATTGAAAGTCTACAGAAATATCTTAATAAGGAGAGAGCGGTGTGTCCCAGCAGAGAACAGGTTTTAAAGGATATTTCTAAAATTAGAAACTATTCTGATAAATTTTTAATTCTGGCTTTGTTTGAAGGAGTAAGAACAGAAGCCCCCGGTGAGCTTTTAAGAGCTAAAATAAGTAAGTTGAATGGTAATATCCTTACTTTCGAAAACGGAGAGGAAAAAACTTTGTCAGAGACGCTGGTAGACTTGGCTAAAGTTAGTTCACAAGAGGAGGAGTATATATCTTTTACTGGAACTGCTTCTTTATTAAGTATGAAGGGGAATATTGTTAACTCCAGGAATAATACACGTAGTGATTCATTAGAAGCTTTAAATCTAAGACTGACAAATAGGTTAATTGCGCTTAGAAAAGAGCTTAATATTCCGTATCTGACTATTCCTCGACTCTATACAGCCGGAATTGTAGAGCAGTTTAGAGAAATAATGAAGAAATATAATGTTTCTAAGGAAGATATCTTTGAAAGCCAGTATGTTGAAATGGTTAGTTCAAATTATAATATAAGTTCTTATGGCAAAGGAACTCTTAAAAATAAATTTTATAGTTATTTATAATAGATAATACCACACATAGATTGACTTAATTTGCTGTGTGTGGTAATATTTAAACATAATAAGCGAACAAGCGTTCGAACATTGGAGGGATTGCAGTGTTAGAGAGACTTTATGAATGTTTTGGAACTGAGGAGAGAATTGGATTAATTTGTCA